CTTCCGCGGTAACACCGAGGAGGGCATGCTGAGCTGCGATGCCTTCCCCACCGGCATCCCTACAGAGATCCTCACCGGCGCATTCGATCACCGCGAGCCGCACGAGGGCGACAACGGCGTGCGCTTCGAGCCGATCGACCCGTCACTGGTCGATGATGGTGAGGATGATTATCCGACCGAAGAGAGCCCCCGGTGACCCGCATCACCATCACGTCCGAAGATCACGGCATCGGCACCGCGCTCGAGCGCATCATCGAGACCGGCAAGTCTCCGCGCCCTCTCATGATGGCGATCGGTGAGACCCTCGTTGCCAGCACCAAGCGCCGCTTCGCCACGTCGACAGATCCCGAAGGTAAGCCGTGGGCGCCGAATAGCCCCGTCACCATCAGCCGTTATTTAAACGGCACCAAAGGCAACTTTAAAAAAGATGGAAGCCTCAGCAAAAAAGGCGAGGCGCGCGTGGCTGCAAAAAAACCCCTCATCGGCGAGACACGAAGCCTGTCGAGCAACATCGCATGGCAGCTCGCCGGCGAGGACGCCGTCGTCATCGGCTCACCGATGATCTATGCCGGCGTGCAGCAGTTCGGCGCCCAGATGGGTGAGTTCGGCCGTTATTCTCAGGTGGCCCGCTGGCGAAAATACGGTAACAACGATTTCCGACGCCACGCAGGCACAAAAGCCGGCTTCCCCATCCCGTGGGGCAATATCCCCGCCCGGCCGTTCCTGGGCGTCTCGCAGTCAGACCGCGAGGCCATCCTCGAGCTGGCGGCGGAGTATGTGAACACCTAGCCCGGTGCCGCAGCACCGTAGCCGGCTTGTTCCCGTTGAAGTTTTATTGCTACCATCCTGGCGCCAAAAATAATTCCGATATAAGGAGAGGGTATTGGCGCCTCGTCAGAAGAGCGAACGTGAACTGCAACATGACAGCCGTGTCAAACAAGCTGCAATCTGGGCGAAGGTTATCTCGGACATCGCTACGGGTCTTATCAAATGGGGCTCTATTGCTTTTGTAGCGTGGTGCGTGAGCCAAGCGGTGATCCCTTTCGCAGGAAAAATCTCAATTGCTGATCTAGGCTTTAGAGGTGAACTCAATGTACCGGCCATTGATGAGCTCGTTGAACTGCTAAAGAGCTGCGTTACTGTTGGAGTGCTCGGTCTTGTGGTGGGTGTCGGTGGAATTTTGTTCGGGCGACGTGAACGACGGCTGAGGCAAAATGTGATTGCAGACCTGTCCCCTTACCAACAAAAGCTTGAATCCATGCTTGATCCGCAACGTTCTTCCAGCAGGTTAACGCCACGTGGCGAAACGAACCCGGGGGATGAATGATGGAAACGCTCGGCATTATCCTAGTCAATGCGGCGCTGCTGTTCACCTTGTGGTGGTTGTATTTCGTGGAATACAAACGCTACCGGCTTGATCTCGCGCGCCGAGAATTATTCCGGGTGCGGAATGATTTATTTGAGGCAGCTGCAAACGGTAAGCTGCCTTTTGACTCTCTGGCATATGGAATGACGCGAAGGACGCTGAATGGGGCCATCCGGTTCATGCATGGGTTTGGATTCATCCGCCTGGCCGCGTTGATATTGGTGGATCGGATTAAGCCCGATCCGGAGGCGGAGAGTTACAGCCAAGAGTTTAAAACGGCCTTAAGCGCGCTCACGCCAGAAGGCCGCAAAGTAGTGCAGGGAGCGCTCTTTAGCATGCATCTCGTGATTATTTCGCACGTGATACATAACTCGTTTTTTTTGACGGTTGTGCTTAAGCCGTTTTTTCTCTGTCTCCGGCTCACTCATAAGCTTGGCAAGTGGCAGTATCGCTTTGTGCAGACAGAAGCCGCGCGCCGTCGACTGGCCCCTGTCGATGTTGAAGCAAAACATCATTGTCCCGCTTAAACGTTGTTGCATAAACTTCCTCCGTCGGTGCCGCCTTGCATCACTTGCTAATGCAAGGCGGTTCTTCTAGATTCAAGCCGCGTACTCACCGCAGTTTCATCCTACGATAGCGCTATCGCTTGCGCCGCGACGGCGCCGTGATCGGCACCACCCGCGGAAGCCAGGTGCGCTTGTCTCCGGGCTCCATAACGACATACACGCGTCGCTCGCCATTGCGCTGCATCATTGCGCCCTGAACCGCTTCGCCTTCCTTGAGCTGGTTCCATTCGACATTGCCGAGCCAGTTTGGACCATGATACGAATGCAGCGGGATCTTCACCGGCCTGGCGTCTGGTATCAGTAGATTGATCTTCGGTCGCTGAATCTCGGCGCCAGGGTAAAACCCGCGCGGATGGTGATCGAACAACATCTCGAATGCCTCTTCCTCCTCTTCGCTGCCGCGGTAGCCCCATTGAACAAGCGCTATCGTTCCGTCCCGCATCAGGACGGGCAGGTGCGCAGCCGGTTCATCGTGGCGCACAAGGTACTCGCGCCCGCCGACGAAGTATTTCGCAATGATCACCCCCATAGCAAAAAGCGTAGCATTGCTGGACGGCGACGCACACTCACTGCTATCGTGTCCCTGCTCATCTAACATCCCTTCGCTGAAACGTTTCAGCTAATGCACTCATTCATCCGGCCCTATTCTGGCCGAGATGAAAACAGCAGCAGCCACCCAAGCCATTGCCCTCGCCGCGTGCGTGACTGATCTTTCGGCCGGCGCCGTGCCTACCGAGATTCAGCTCACGCCCGCGGGCGTTTTCCGCGCGCGCGACGGTCGCCCTTCGGGACTACCCGGCTGGAAGATCGACGCGAACATCGCAAGCAAAGTTATCGCGCGCAATCGTGCCAAGGTCGACGCGCTCGTCGTCGACTACGAACACCAGACGCTCAAGGCCGAGGAAAACGGCAAGCCCGCCCCCGCGGCAGGCTGGATGTCGGGCGCGAAGTTCGTGTGGCGTGATTCCGGCTTGTGGGCGACGGACATCGAGTGGACCGACGCCGCCAAGGCCGCCATCGCGGCTCGCGAGTATCGCTATATCTCCCCCGTGATTGCTTACGACCCCAAGACTGGGGAAGTGCTCGACGTGCTCATGGCGGCGGTCACCAACTTCGCCGCCATCGACGGAATGGCCGGCTTGGCTCATGTCGCTGCTGCTCGCTTCAACCTAACCACTACAGAGGACACCACCATGCTCGAAGCCCTGCGCAAGCTGCTAGGTCTCGCCGACACCGCCGGCGAGCAGGAAGTCACCGACGCCATCACCGCGTTGAAGGCGAAAGCCGACACGGCGGACACCACCATCGCCGCACTCAAGACGCAGCAGGCGCCGGACCCGGCCAAGTTCGTCGGCGTCGAAGTCGTGCAGCAGCTGCAGCAGCAAGTGGCCGCGCTCACCGCGCAGGTGAACGGCAACGAGCTGGAGACCGTCGTCACCGCCGCGCTAGCGGATGGCCGCATTCTGCCCGCGATGGAAGCGTGGGCGCGCGAGCTCGGCAATAAAGACCTGGCCGCGCTGAAAGCTTACGTGAACGCCGCGCAGCCCATCGCCGCGCTCAAGGGCACGCAGACCAACGGCAAGAATCCCGCCGACACGACCGGCGACGGCCAGCTCGACGCCGCGGCCATCGCCGTGTGCAAACAGCTCGGCATCAGTGCCGACGACTACAGGAAAACGCTCACCGGCAACGCGGCCTAAGCGCTCGCCATCATCGGACCACACAGGAGACACCTAGATGACCGCACTTACCAAGGACCGCAACACTCACGCGCGCGAAGGCGATCTATTCAACTTCGGCGTGGCTGCGAGCACCAAGATTTTCGCCGGCGCCATCGTCATGCTGAACGCCTCCGGCTACGCCACCAAGGGCGCCGCCGCCACCGGCCAGATCTGCGTCGGTCGCGCGGAAGCACTCGCGGATAACTCGAGCGGCAGCAACGCCGACATCACCGTTGACGTGCGTTCCGGCGTGTTCAAGTTCGCCAACAGCGCATCGAGCGACGCGATCACCATCGCCGAGATCGGTGACACCTGCTACATCGTTGACGATCAAACCGTCGCCAAGACGGATGGCACCGGCACCCGCTCTGCCGCGGGCAAGATCGTCGGCGTCGATTCCGACGGCGTCTGGGTGCGCATGGGCCTGTAATAGGCGGCGCTACGAATTTCGATAGGCAAGAGAGGACACCGACATGCTGATCAATAAAGCCAATTTGAGCGCCATTTTCACCGGCCTCAAAACCATATTCAACAACGCCCTCACGGCCCAGACCGGCAACTGGCAGGCCACGGCGATGGAGGTGCCGAGCACCACGTCGGGCGAGGATTACGCGTGGCTGTCGCGCTTTCCCAAGATGCGCAAGTGGGTCGGCGAGAAGTTCGTCAAGAACATCGAGGCCGGCAAATACTACAAGGCGAACGAAGACTGGGAAACCACTATCGCCGTCAAGCGCAAGGACATCGAGGACGATTCGCTCGGCATCTACAATGCGCAGACCCGCATGGCGGGTGAGTCGGCGGCCGAGCTGCACGACATCATCGTCGACGACCTCAAAAACAACGCGTTTGCCCAGACCTGCTGGGACGGCCAGTACTTCTACGACACCGATCACCCGGTGGGCACTACCTCGGTCAGCAACAAGCTCACGAACGCCTTAAGCGCCGCTAATCTCGCCGGCGTGCAAGGCAGTTACGGCGCGGCGCGCACCGCCATCATGTCGCTCAAGGACGAAGAAGGCATGCCGCTGCGCCTTGTCCCGAACGTGCTCGAGGTAGGCCCCGCGCTCGAAGCGGTCGCGCGCATCATCTGCGAGGCGGACAAGCTGCAGGACAACAGCCCGAACCCCTACAAGGGCACCGCCACCGTGCTGGTGAATCCCGCCATCACCTCCACCACGCAGTGGATGCTGCACGTGACCAACAAATCCAGCATCAAGCCCTTCATCGTGCAGATGCGCAAAGCGCCGGTGTTCGTCTCGCAGACCAGCGAAGAGAACGACGACGTGTTCATGAAGGGCGAATACAAGTTCGGCGCCGAGGCACGTGCCACCGGCTTGTATGGCTTCTGGCAGCTCTCGGTGGGCAGCACCGGCACGACCTAATCGAATACCACGTGAGCGCAGACGGCAATTACATGCGGCCGTCACAGCAATGACTCCGGGGCGGGTGAGGTGTGCCGCCCGTACAGCAGGGATATCGGGTTTCGTAAGGTAGTAGCCCTGTCTCCCGCCCCGGACGAGCTGATAAAGGCGATCAGTCTCAACGAACAGCGGAGGCAATATGGCCAAGAAACAACAAACAGAGCAAGCAGCGCCGCAGCCGGGCGCCATGATCCGTGTCACCTCTCAAATCGAAGGATTTCGCCGCGCAGGCCGGGCCTGGAGTAAGCAGCCGACGGATGTTGAGGTCGGGGAATTCACCGCTGAGCAGCTCAGCGCGCTCGCAGACGAGCCCATGCTCAAAATCGAAGAGGCCGTGCGCGATGAGTAATGTGCACGGCAACCGCTCGCGCGGGTTCCTCGCGTCCGCCTCCGCCGTGTTGGCCTCGCTGCTGAGCGACGCGCGAGCGGTGAGCGATCAAATCTTTCCGCTGCCGCATCGCGTCGTGCGGCGTCCGATGTGGGTCGGCCCCCGTGTCGACCGCCGCCGGGGCAAGCCCGCCGGCACCAAGCTCCGCCGTCACGCGGCCGAGGGTCGCCTCGGCCTGAGTCACCGAGGTTACTGATGTACGCCACCCGGCAAGACATGGTCGACCGATTCGGGGAGGACGAGCTGATCCAGCTCACCGACCGCATACGCAGCGGCATGATCGACGACGGTGTGCTCGACCGCGCGCTTGCCGACGCCGCGAATGAAATCACGCCCTACCTTGCCGGGCGATACATGCTGCCGTTTGCGACCGTGCCGGAATCCCTGGTACGCATCGCATGCAACATCGCGCGTTACAACTTGTACGACACCGCCGTCACTGATCGCGTAAAGGCCGATTACGACGCGGCCACCAAGTTCTTGACCGCGATCTCCAAAGGCGATCTGCACATCGGGCCTGACAACGCCGGCGCCGCGCCGAAGACGACCGACGGCGCGCAGATGGAAAGCGGCGGCCGTGTGTTCGACCGCAGTGACACGGGGTTCATCTGATGGATGCGCTCGACAGTTATTTGGCCGCAGAGCAGCTGCTTATCGAGCGGCTTAAGCAAGCGGTGCCCGAGTTCGCGCACGTGGGCGATTGGTCGGAATACTCCACGCTCGATGAAAGCATCGCAACGACGCCCGCCGCGTATGTGGTGTACGGGGGTGACCAGGTCCGCCCCGCAGGCGGCAAGGGCGAGGTGCAGCGCATAGATCAAATTTGGGGTGTGGTGATCGTGGTGCGCAACGTCGCGCAGCGTGCCGCAGGCACCGCCATCCGCGAAGAAGCGGGGCCGCTCATGATGAAGGTGTTACGCGCGCTCATGGGCTGGCAATTGGCAGATCAACTGCGGCCATTGGAACGCATGGCCGCCCCGCGTCCTGAATACGCAAAGCTAGTCGGTTACTTCCCGCTGCAATTCGCGACGGGGTTGATACTCAAAGGAGGCTCAGAATGAAACGCGAGACGCAAATCGTATCCGAAGCTGAAAGCATAGCGGCGCCCGAAGCGGCACCCGTCAAGAAGAGCATCAAATTGCTGCGCGCGCACACCGACGCCGGAACCGACTACGAGAAGGACAAGGTAATTGAAGTGGACGAGCCGACGGCTCGGTGGCTCGTGACTATGAAAATCGGCGTCGAAGTATAAGCGCAGCTCGGCGAAATTGAGGCTAAGACGAGGAGACCAAAATGGGTTATGTATCGCTACAAGGAAAAATGTACGCCGCTGCCGTCAGCAACGGCGTGCCAGGCGCATTCCGCTACCTCGGCAATGTGCCCGAGGGCGGCCTGCAATTTTCCACCGATGTGTTCACACACTCGGAATCCACCACCGGCCAGCGCCTGGAAGATCTGCGCATTCCACGCAACAAGAGCGCGAAGATCAACATCACGCTCGAAGATTTCATCAAGGAGAATTTGGCCCTCTCGTTCTACGGTGCCGCCAGCAGTATTAGCTCGGGCTCGGTGAGCAACGAGGCGCTGACCTCGGGCCTGGTAGCGGGCGACTTCGTGCGCACGACCAAGCCCAACATTTCCGCCCTGGTGGTTACCGACTCCGCCGGCACGCCGGCGACGCTCACGCTGGGTACGCATTACGAGATCACCAGCGCGGTGCACGGCACCATCAAGTTTATCAACGTTGCCTCGTTCACCCAGCCGTTCAAGCTGGCTTACAGCAACGGGCTAGCAAGCAACGTGAACATGTTTACGCAGCCCGCCCAAGAGCTCTGGTTGAAGTTCGACGCCGTCGAAACCGTATCCGGCGCGACCAATAAGCTGGTGGAGCTGTACCGCGTGCTATTCGACCCCACCTCCGACATGCAGCTCATGCACAACGAGATAGGCAAGCTCCCGCTTGCGGGATCGGTGCTCTATGACGCGACCAAAGCGAGTGACACCGTGCTGGGCCAGTTCGGCCGCGTCGTGCTGCTGTAACTCGCCGCTGATATCGAGGTAATGCGATGACGGAAGTAGAGCAGCTAGATACGCTGTTCCCTCAGCCGACGACGATTGTGTTGTCGTCGGTGAGGGGGGCGGACGGCACACCTGTCACGATCGATGTACGCCCGATCCGCGTCGGCAAATTGGCCGCGTTCATACGCGCCGTAAGCGGGCTGTTACCGGCATTTGATGACCCGGATAACCTGAACATCACGGCGCTTGTGATGGGCCACACCGATCAGGTCATAGAATCGCTCTCGGTGGCGCTAGACGTGAATCGCGATCTCGTTGATCAGCTCGACCTCGCCGACTTAGTAACTGCCGTCACCGCAGTGGTGGAGGTAAATGGCGATTTTTTTATCCAACGGCTCCAGCCGGCGCTCGAAGCGGCCAAGAACAAGATCGCCCGCTTACGTGGCCCGAGCTCTGCCAGAGCCTGATCGGCGCCGGGCATAGCCACGCCGCCATCGCCGACTACACGCTCGCGCAAGTGCGGGCGTATGCGGCGGCGGTGATGAGGGAAGAAGCGCGACGCAATCGCGACACACTGCACATGCTGCGCGCCGCGGCGTTAGATGAGGGCAAGGCGTTCAAAGCGCTGGACGCCGCGCTGGCCGAGTTGGCGAGAGTTTAATCGTGGTGCCACCAAATACGGACGCGCGTGACAATGAACCAAGCCAATCCTCCCACCGCCGCCAATACCCAGAAGCCTTTCCATGCGGCACTGGACGACAGTGCTGCGCCGAACATCGACAGGATGACTGCGGTCGCAGAGATGGCGGTGTGTGCTTTCAGGCGCTTTGACGTGCCTTGTATGGTAGTTAGCGCGGTTCCGGCTCCCGCAGATTCACGGGCGATGGCAATAGGATGACCGCACCGTGGACAGGCGCCGGCTCGATCAGACACCTGCGCGCGGCAATCCGGGCAATTGATCAACGCCATGAATGGCCCCCCCCCTATGAGTTCGAATAATCTAGAGCTGGCACTCAAAATAAAGGCAATCGTCTCCGGCGTCAAAGATGTCGAGACGCTGGCGGCGGGCATCGGCAAGCTCACGCAGCAAGCGGCGACGCCGTCTGCGGATATCACCGCCGCGCTGCGCGGAGGGCTTGCGGAGGCGACCGCAGCCATCAAGGAGCTGGTATCGGTACTGGGCGGGCTAGCGCAGCCGTCGCGCCAGATCGCCGACCCCACCGCCGCCGCGCGCGAGGGCGTCGAACAAACCGTCAAAGCAGTGCGCGAAGTCCGCGCCGATCTCAATGCCGTTAGCCAGAGCAACAAACGCGTTGAGGACCCCACCGCCGCAGCGCGTGATGGCATCGAGCAGACGAGTAATGCCGTGCGCGAGATCGGCAACGATATTGCGGCGCTGGGAAAAGACGCAAAAAAAATAGACGACCCGACCGCCGCCGCGCGTGACGGAATAAAGCAAACCGGCAAGGCGTTGCAAACGTTGGATGCAGAGTTCGGGCGTGCCGGCCGAGTCAAGCCGGCGCCGGACCCCACGACGACCCTCCGCCGCGGCGCGCTCGATACCGTTCCTGCTCTCGACAGGCTAGGGGCCGAGCTTGGCCAGATCGACACCCTCGCACAGCGCAAACTGCCAGACCCCACGCCGCCGCTCCGGGACGGCGCAAAGCAGACAACTTCCGTCTTTAGGGAGCTGCGCGATGAAATCGCGCGGCTGCTGACGCTCGGCGCGCTCGCCAAGTTCGTGCGCGACTCCGTTACTGCGGTGCGCACCGCCGAGGCCAGTTTCAAAGGGCTCGAGGCGGTAGCGAATTTTACCGGCGTGGGCATCGAGCGCGCTTTTGCGGCGGCGACGGAGCTCGCCGCGGATGGCCTGCTCACGGTCGCGGATGCGTCGAAGTCACTGCAGAATCTGTTGAGTCGTGGTTACAACATCGACGAGGCCGTGGGCACGATCACGCGACTCAAGGACGCCGCCGCGTTCAACCGCGCGGCGCACCTCAGCATGAGTGAGGCAGTTCTCACCGCGACCGAGGGTCTCAAAAACGAAAACAGCGTTCTGGTCGACAACGCCGGCGTCACCAAAAACGTATCGGTGCTCTGGAAAGAGTACGCGGACTCGATCAACAAGTCCGTCACCGAGCTGACCCAGCAGGACAAGATCCAGGCTGAGGTCAACGGCATCATGCGCGAGACCGCAGCGCAGTCCGGCAACGCCGCGAAGGCGGCCTCCGGACTCGAGGGCAATTTCGCCAAGCTGCATAAAGCGACCGTCGACCTGGAAACTGCCTTCGGCTCGGCCCTGGTGCCGACACTGACCAAGCTCGCCGAGCTGGGATCATCGCTGTTGAATAATTGGGTGCGACCGTTCATTGGCGGCATCGAGATCATGGGCATCAAGCTCGGCGCGTTGGTCAAGAGCGCCTCCGACATTATGTCCGGCAACTTCGATGCCCTGCGCTCGAATTTTGAGTTGGCCGACCAAATGGCGCTTGAGGTCGTAAAACGATATGAGCAGGGAGTCATCCCGGCGGCCATCCAAGCTAAAGATGCGATCGATCAAGAAGCGCTTGCGCGCAGGAAGGCAGCGAAAGAAGAGGCAGACCGCCGCCTCGCCGCAGAAGAGGCCGCCAAGCGCGCCGCCAAGCTGCGCAGCGACCAGCTCGCCCTCGTAAAGGCCAGCGTCGAGGCCCAGGCCAAGCTCCTCGCCGACGGCATTGCGCGCGAGGAGCAGCTGCTCGATCGGCAGAAGGCGGACAATCTCATCAGTCTGCGCGACTACTACGCGCGCCGCGCGGCCCTCGAACAGCAGGCGGCGGATGCCGAGATCAACCGGGCAAAGGCCGAGATCGCTGCGCAGCGCAAGGCGCTCGCCGATCTCGCCAAGCCGCAGCCCGGAATCAAACCCGAAGACCAGGAGCAGGATCGGCTGCAGGCGCTCGCCAAGGTCAAGACGCTCGAGGCCGACCTCATCATCCTCGAGCGCAAGCGAGGCGACATTGCCGGCCAAGCCGCGCGTGATCAGGCGCAGGCGGAGAAGGATCTCGCCGCCGAGCTCGACCGCGTGCACCTTGCGCTGCTGCAAGCGCAGGGCCGCGCGGGTGATGCGCGCGTGCTGGAGCTCGGCCAGCAGTATGGCGAGCTCATCAAGAAAATGCAGGTGGAGGGCAACGTCGCCGGCGAGGAGCTGGTGCGCAAGCTCATCAACGTCGAGGCCGCAAGGGCGCAGCTCGATCAATTGCGCGCCGAATACGACCGCGTGCTGTCGCAGAT